CAAGTAAAGAGGATCAAACGAGCCTACAATAAAAGGTTTCGTAAACATGGTAAGGAGATAGATGATGAGTGAGACAGGTACGATGCAAGTAACTGAACATGAAGACGGGAGTACCACCTGTACCTTTGACCTAACAACTTTAACTGAACATGAAGACGGGAGTACCACCTGTACCTTTGACCTAGACGATACGACAGCAGCATTAGCCCAAGAGTTAGGGCTGAAGCTACTACTATACTGCGGTGCTACAGGAACAAGCGTAGACTGTGTGTTCAAGAACATCTTAGGAGAAGAGTGATGTTTACAGTTGAGATGGATACAGACGGAGGGGAGAGCATAACAGTGACCACCCTTGATGGGTCAGGTAGACATGATGATGTTAGGCTAGTGATGTTTGATGATGTAGTTTTTCTATCTCAACATGATGATCACGATATGTTACACAGCCTGATAGTATCTCCCCAACAGCTGTTTGATCTTGTGTCTTCTATGTCACTACCCGCAGGGTCGTATCAAGTTAGTAAAGAAAGGGGCTATACAGAATAGAAATCACCTGTATAATGAGTATTAACGATGCCCCCCGCCACATACACACATAAGGAATAACAAACCATGTATCTAATCCCTACTCTATTCAGTCTTCTCTACATACTAGGGGCAGTACAATGGTACATACTCTTTAAGACAATTCTATATCTTCTTGAAGATGAACATAACGATGTCAGTGTTCTTATAAAGTCTAGTGTATGGCCTTTGCTTGCAGTTAATATGATCATCGACAATCTGTTTGTTCATGATGATGAGGAGGATGAGGAATGAGATGCTACATTTGCAACATCTCTACACAAGCTGGAGAAATCTATTGGGAAGAGACTAGACAGAGTTGGTCACCATGTCCTAAGTGTGTGGCTAAAGTAAAGGAGGCACAGGAAATTGAACTATTCGACGGAATACGATTACAAGAAACACCAGCCGTGCGTAAGCTGCGGGAGCAGTGATGGGGTTTATCCTCACCAAGACGGATCATACTGCTATGTATGTAAGACAAAGACATTCAATGAGGAGGAGGAAGAAGATAACATGCAACAGCCACACCTAACTACAGTCAAACCCTTACCACCCGTAACAGGTACGACATCAGCAATCCCTAGCAGGGGTTTGACTAAGGCAGTAGCTGAGAAGTACAAGGTACTCACGTCAGGCGATAAGGTAAGCCTAATCTACACAGTCAACGGTAAGCCAGCAGCCTTTAAGGAACGAGGTTTAGTAGAAAAGACATTCAAGTTTAATGGTAATGCACAGACTGAGTTGTTTGGACAGGCTGCGTTCTCTAATGGTGGTAAGTCAGTAACAATTACTGAGGGTGAGTTTGATGCAATGGCTGCATACCAGATGATGTTTATGTCTGAGCCATGTGTGTCTGTAATCAATGGTGCATCAGGTGCAGTCAAGGATTGTAAACGTAACTACGAATGGCTTGATAGCTTTGATAAGATTAACATCTGCTTTGATAGTGATAAGCCTGGTCAGGAGGCAGCAGTAGCTGTTGCTGAGTTGTTTGATCCTCGTAAGGTACGCCTAGTTAAGATGACCTTGAACGATCCTAATGACTACATCACACAGGGCCGTGAACGTGAGTTCATTGACAGCCACCGTAAGGCTGGCCCCTTCACACCTGACGGTATCCTAGCAGGTAATGAACTGTATGACCTTGTAAGCACACCACCTAACTATGACTCAGTAGCCTACCCTTTCAGTGGCCTCAACGATATGACTAGGGGTCTACGTACTGGTGAGTTGATTACCTTTGTAGCTGGCACAGGTGTAGGTAAGACACAGGTAATGCGTGAGATACTTTACCACCTGATCCAAGAAGACAAAGGATGTGTAGGTACACTGTTCCTAGAGGAACCAGTAAGAGACACAGGCCTAGGCATGATGTCCCTCCACGCAGACAAGATGCTACACCTACCAGATACTGAGTACACAAAGGATGAGTTTGATGCCGCATATACTGCAACTCTTGGGAGCAATCGTGTTTTTCTCTATGACAGTTTCGGTAGTAATTCTGTTGAACGCATTGTTAGCATGGTTCGTTATCTTGCTCGTTCATGTGACTGCAAGTACATCATTCTCGACCATATCAGTATTGTTGTGAGTGACCACGCCAAGGATGAACGTAAGGCCTTGGATGAGATCGTCACTAAGCTAAAGACTTTGACTATTGAGTTAGATATTTGTCTCATCATGGTGTCACACCTTAGTCGTGATAAGAATAAGAAGTCACCAGAAGAGGGTGGGGTCATCGGACTACACGACATCAGAGGTACTGCTGGTATAGCCCAGCTGTCCAACATGATCATTGCCTTGGAACGTAACACACAGGCAGAGGATGAGTTAGAACGTAACACCACCAAGGTACGTGTGGTCAAGAACCGATTCACAGGCGAGACAGGGGTAGCAGATAGCCTACTCTATTCACGTCACACTGGACGCCTAACAAGCTACGAAGGATAAGAACATGGAAGTAGTCTTTGACTTAGAAGCAGACAGCCTTGACCCTACTAAGATTCACGTTGTCGTGGCTAAAGAGGTAGGCGTCAAAGGCAACTACATTATCACTGGCCCTAAGGCCTTTGCTAAGTTCGCATCTAAGGTTACCAAGTGGGTAGCACACAACGGTATTGGCTACGACATCCCAGTGATTGAGAAACTATGGGGCTACAAGATACCACTGTCTAATGTAGTTGATACTCTCGTACTGTCTCGCCTGTTTGATCCACAACGAAAGGGTGGACACAGCCTCAAGTCTTGGGGTGAAAGACTAGGTGACTTCAAGGATGACTACACTGGTGGCTTTGAAGTCTACACTGAGGAGATGAAGGCCTACTGCAAGCAGGATGTTAAGGTAACAGAGTTACTTTATAACACCTTGATCAAGGAAGGTAAGGCATTCAGTCAGGCATCTATCAACCTAGAACACATGGTACACGCCATCATGTGTGAACAACAGGCTAATGGATTTGAGCTTGACATTGATCTTGCTCAAGAAATCTACACTGTGTGCTTGAAGGAGACCCTACGTATTGAGACAGAGATTAAAGAGTTCATGGTTCCTATTGCTGTGCCAGTCAAAGAGGTCACTCTTAAACGTAAGAAGGATGGCAGCATCTTTGTCACTCAACTACTACAAGGACAGACAGTATGGGGTGACTACACTAAGATCATGTGGGAAGAGTTCAACCTTGGGTCACCAGTACAGATTAACAAACGTCTTGATCGTCTAGGCTGGAAGCCAACAGTTAAAACTAAGTCAGGAGAGAGCTATAAAATTTGCCCAGAAAATTTAGCAACCATCCCTGATGATGCACCTCAGGCAGTCAAAGGACTCAAGGCATGGAAGGTGCTAGAGACACGCTGGAAGCTTGCTCAGGAGTGGCTAGAGAAATCACAGGGGGATGGCAGGGTACATGGCACAGTGATCACTACAGGGGCTGTCACACACCGTGCAGCACACCGTGGCCCTAACATGGCTAACATCCCATCAGTACCTCACGGTAAGACAGGTATCCTATGGAAGATGGATGGTATGTACGCAGCTGAGTGTCGTCAGGTGTTCAAGGTTCCAGAGGATAGGTTACTAGTTGGTACGGATGCAGCAGGTATCCAGCTACGTGTCTTAGCTCACTACATGAATGACCCAGTATATACTGAGCAAGTAATTGATGGAGACATACACACGTTCAACATGAATGCGTTAGGTCGTCACTGTAAGGACAGACCAACAGCTAAGACATTCATCTATGCCTTCCTACTAGGGGCAGGTGTCGGTAAGATTGCTGAGATACTAGGATGTAATGGTGGTCAGGCTAACGTAGCTATGAAGAACTTCTATGAGGCACTACCTACACTCAAGAGACTAAAGAGTGAGGCGTCTCGTGCTGCTAGTATGGGATGGATGAAAGGCCTTGATGGTCGTATCCTTACTATTGGTAGTGAACACCTAGCCCTGTCTGTTTACCTACAGGGTGGAGAAACTGTAATCATGAGGCTTGCCAATGTGTTCTGGCAACGTCAAGCAAAGAAGGAAGGGATTAACTTTAAGCAGTGTGCCTGGGTACACGACGAATGGCAGACAGAAGTAGACGAACACCAAGCACAGAGACTAGGAGAAATACAAGTCCAGTCTATCATTGATGCAGGTGCTTTCTTTAAACTTAACTGCCCGATGGATGGTGAAGCAAAGATTGGTAACAACTGGCTAGAAACCCATTGACACTACATCATGTGTGTAGTAAAATAATTAAACAGACCAACGCCAAAGGAGAATAGAATGGCTGATAAGAAAATCGTACTAAAGAATGTAGAAGTAAACTGGGCTAAGTTGTTTGATGCAACACCTAAGTGGCAGTCAACGGAGCTTGAATACTCTATTGATGTTAAGGTCAACGATCAGTTGGCTAAACTTATGAAGGACTACAAGCTAAACAAACAGACCAAGAACAAGGATACAGCTTTCAACGGTGCTGACTTCATTACTCTTAAGCTTGATGAGAAGACTAAGAATGGTTGGGTTCGTTACGGTGAAGTGTTGGATAAGGAAGGTAACCCATCTTCAGACCTAGTAGGTAATGGTTCAAAGGTTAACTTGTTTGTCTCTCTTGGCGACAGCCCATATGGTAACATCATTAAGCTTGGACACCTCGAAGACCTTGACCGAGATAAAAAGGAAATGTTCCTTAACTTCTGTCAGGTGATGGAGCTAGTAGACTATGACGTACCTAGTGCAGTCATCAGGTCTAATGCCACAGTAGCTGCGGTAGATGCAGCACCTGTTGAAGAAATGTCTATTGAATTTTAAGGAGAGTAACTAATGACTAAAAGCATTGATAGCCTGATCGAAGATGTCTACTCCGTATTCACTGATGGGTACGAGAAGACAGAAGAAAACGATAAGGCTATTGATGCCTTTGGTGAGAACCTAAAAGAACTACTTAGGTCTCGACTAACCCCTCGTAAGAGTGGTGACTTCTACCTCCGCTTGTCTGCCATAGGTAAGCCCTCCCGACAGCTATGGTACGACAAGCAGGGGCATAAGAAAGAGGTAATGACTGGAGATAAGCTACTAAAGTTTCTTTACGGTGACATCATCGAAGAGATTCTTTTGACTATAGCTAAACTTTCTGGTCATAGTGTGACACATGAGCAACAGAAGGTAAAGGTAGCAGGGATTACAGGACACATGGACGCAGTGATTGATGGTCATGTTGTTGATGTTAAGTCTGCTTCACCTTTTGCTTTCAAGAAGTTTGTTAACGGTAGCCTACCACTTGACGATCCCTTTGGTTACCTACAACAAATCTCTGCTTACAGTGATGGTGTACCTGACAATGAGGGTGTAGCTTTCTGGGCTATGAACAAAGTTGACGGTGCTCTTACTCTTTATCAACCATCAGAAGATGTACTACCTGACACACAGGAAAGAGTAGATGAGTTACATGAACAGTTAGCCCTAGATGAACCACCTGAACGTTGTTACCCTGACATCCTGGACCTTAAGACAGGGAACCGTAAGCTAGACATTGGCTGTGTGTTCTGTGACTTTAAGAAAGTTTGTTGGGCAGACTCTAACGATGGTGAAGGACTCAAGGGTTACAAGTATGCAGCCATGCCCTTCCCTCTGTACTTAACTGAGGTAGTCAAGGCTCCTAGAGTAGATGAGATTGACATTGCCTAAGAAGCTTACAACTAGACAACAAGCAATCAAGGCTGGGTATCGTTCTGGCCTTGAGGAACAAACAGCTAAGATGCTGAAGAAGAAGAAGGTCAGGTACACCTACGAAGAAACCAAGATCAAGTGGGAAGACTTCAAGATTAGAACGTACACACCAGACTTTGTTCTTCACAACGGTATCATAATTGAAACCAAGGGTAGGTTCACAGCATCAGATAGACGTAAACACCTAGAGATTAAACGACAGTACGGTAAAGAATACGACATACGGTTTGTCTTTAGCAATAGCAGGTCTAAACTATACAAGGGTGCTAAGTCTAGCTACGGTGATTGGTGTACAAAGAATGGTTTCCTGTATGCAGATAAGGAAATACCTCAGGAGTGGATAGATGAATGAAGACTTAATGTTAAAGATGGCTGAAAGATTTAGCCTTGAAGAGATAGCAGAGGCAGCACTGATAACACCCTTCATGTTTATCCAGGCCTTTGAAGATGAGATACTAGATAACTTAGGTAGGTTATCAGAGATAGATCACGGTTTTACAATTGAAGAGAAAGACACAGATGGACTTTAAACAATACCAAACCAAGGCTGTAAGCTTTGCAATCTACCCAGCTACACACAAGGTTCTGTATCCTACCTTGGGCCTATGTGGTGAGGCTGGTGAGGTAGCAGAGAAGGTAAAGAAGCAGGTACGTGATGGGGTCTTTAGCAGACACGAGACAGCTAAAGAACTAGGGGATGTCCTCTGGTACTTAGCTAACCTAGCTAACGATCTGGGCTACAGCCTACATGAGATTGCTGAGAACAACATTGAGAAACTAGAGAGCCGCAAAGAACGTAACGTAATTCAAGGGTCAGGAGACAACCGATGAGCAACAACTACCTACCAACTGACTACCAATCCTTTATCCATAAGTCACGGTATGCTAAGTACCATGAGGGTCAAGGTCGTGAGTCATGGGATGATACAGTCACACGTTTCTCTACTTGCGTGATTCGTGGCATGGTTGACGAGGAGACTAAGTACCAGCTAGAACAAGCCATCATGGGCCTTGAGGTTATGCCATCCATGCGTTCACTCATGACAGCTGGTGCTGCTGCTGAACGTGACAACACATGTATGTACAACTGTAGCTACCTAGCCGTAGATGACCTTAAGTCCTTCGATGAGGCTATGTTTATCCTTCTCTGTGGTACTGGTGTAGGCTTCAGTGTTGAACGTCAGTCCATCACTAAGCTCCCTGAAGTCCCTGAGTTGTTCCAGAGTGAGACTAACATCGTCGTCAAGGACAGCAAGGAAGGTTGGGCTAAGGCTTTCCGTCAAGTTATTTTCCTCCTATATAGTGGTGAGATTCCTACGTGGGATGTGTCTAAGGTACGTCCAGCTGGTGCTCCACTCAAGACATTTGGTGGGCGTGCATCAGGTCCAGCACCCTTGGTCGATCTGTTTAACTTCACCATCAACACATTCAAGAAGGCAGTTGGTCGTAAGCTATCATCTGTTGAGTGTCACGACATCATGTGTAAGATTGGTGAAGTAGTAGTTGTTGGTGGTGTACGCCGCAGTGCTATGATCTCTCTGTCTAACCTTTCTGATGACCGTATGCGTTCAGCTAAGTCTGGTGCATGGTGGGAGAACAACCCACAACGTGCCTTGGCTAACAACTCTGTATCCTACACTGAGAAGCCAGACAACCTATCATTCATGAAAGAGTGGATGGCATTGGTTGAGTCAGGTTCAGGTGAACGTGGTATCTTTAACCGTGAGGCATCTCAGAAACAGGCTGCATTGAATGGTCGTCGTGATGCTAACTATGAGTTCGGGACAAATCCTTGCAGCGAGATCATCTTACGCCCAAGCCAGTTCTGCAACCTAACAGAGTGTGTAGTACGAGCAACTGATACCATTGAGACACTATCAGAGAAGGTACGTCTAGCTACTATCTTGGGTACGATCCAGTCTACCTACACTAAGTTCCCATACCTACGTAAGCAGTGGACTGATAACACAGAAGAAGAACGTCTACTTGGTGTGTCACTTACTGGTATCATGGACAACCCGTTGATGACCCTCAAGAACAAAGGACTAGATAAAACTCTTGCTCACCTTAAAGAAGTTGCTGTGGTTACCAATGCGAAATGGGCTGACATTCTTGGTATCCCTGTTGCTACTGCTATTACTTGTGTCAAGCCATCAGGTACTGTATCTCAGCTGGTTGACAGTGCCTCAGGTATCCATGCCCGACACTCACCCTACTATATCCGCACCGTCAGAGGTGACAACAAAGACCCTCTCACCCAGTTCATGAAGGATCAAGGCATCCCTAGTGAACCTGACGCCTTCAAGCCTAACCAGACTACAGTGTTTAGCTTCCCACAGAAAGCACCAGAGGGGGCTGTGTGTACTAAGGACATGACTGCTATTGAACAGCTAGAGATGTGGTTGATGTACCAACGTAACTGGTGTGAACACAAACCCTCTGTCACTATCAATGTTAAGGGAGAGGAATGGTTAGAGGTTGGAGCATTTGTTTACAAACACTTCAATGAGATGTCAGGTGTTTCATTCCTACCTTTCAATGAACATACGTACCAACAAGCACCATACCAGGATTGTGAGAAGGCAGACTACGAAACACTTAAGGCTGGTATGCCTTCTCGTATTGACTGGTCTAAGCTTTCAGAGTATGAGAGTGAGGACAACACATCTGGTAGTCAGACACTGGCTTGCTCTGGTGACTCATGTGAAATCGTAGACTTAACCTAAGGAAAACTTATGTACACTGTCATAACTCGAAACCAATGTAACTTCTGTGACACAGCCAAAGCCCTGTTGAAAGGAGCAGGGCAAGGCTACACAGAGTATAACGTACAGTCCGATAGTTCTAAGTGGGTACTAACCCTGATGAAACAGGCAGGGCTTACCTCTGTACCTCAAATCTTTTCTTCTAGTGGCACTCACATTGGAGGGTTCAATGAGTTGAAAGAGTTCTTTGGTAAGTTAGAAGGGAGTGAGGTATGACAGTAGTACGTAAGCAATTCAACAGGGCCTTGTATGAAGCCTATGATGCACCAGCCCGTAATGCTCTAGTCTTTTACCTTGAGGATAACGGACACACCATCATCAACAATGAGGAGAACTACAAAGTAGATGTGATCTCCCAGAAAGGTACTTACACTTACTACAACGAAGCTGAGGTTAAGACTGCATGGAAGGGTGACTGGCCTGCTCACTGGGAAGAAGTCCGTATCCCTGAACGAAAGAAGAGGCTAATAGAAATGTATAAGGCATCTCCGTTTAGTGTACTTAACTTCTACATCTTTCGTCCTGACTTCAAACAAGCATGGCGTATCAAGGACACACTGTTGACAGAGAAAAGTCTTAAGGAAGCCAAGGGACGTTACATCCAGAAGGGTGAGAAGTTCTTTCATATTCCCTACACTCAAGCAGAGTTGATTAACCTATGAGCAATGAACCTCCAAAGAAACAAACACGTACTCGTCGTAATACCACCTACAAAGGGGCCACAGCTAAGAAGACCTCAGGTATCGTACCTCGTACTGACAACCAAGGTAAGTTACTCCAAGCCTTAGCCAGTAGTAGTCAGGTGTTTATCCTTGGGCCAGCTGGTACAGGTAAGACCTATGTAACTACAACCTACGCAGCTGATCAGTACACACTCAAAGAGATCGATAAGATCGTCATCACTAGACCTCACGTAGCTGTAGGTAAAGAGCTAGGGTTCTTGAAAGGAGACCTAAATGAGAAGACTATGCCTTGGGCTTTACCTGTCTTGGACGTTCTGGAGAAACACTTGGGTAAAGGAGCAGTGGAAACAGGAATCAAGAATGGCAACATTGAGATGGCACCTCTTGCTCTTATGCGAGGGCGTAGTTTCGATAATGCCTTCATAGTTGTTGATGAAGCACAGAACATTACCGCACATGAACTTAAGATGTTGCTGACACGGGTAGGTGAAGGGTCAACGATTGTACTTAACGGGGATGCACAACAGTCAGACCTAAAGGAAGCAGATGGTCTATCTAAAGTTATCCACCTAGCTAAGAAGCACATGTTGAATGTACCTATTATTGAGTTTGGTGTTGACGATATTGTTAGGAGTGGTATATGTGCTGAGTGGGTTAAAGTATTTATGAAGGAGAACTTGTAATGACTAAGTGGAACATAGAAAATCTAGCACACGCAGATGTAAAGCAACACGAGTACGATGAGGATAAGGGTAGCCCTGTTGACCCAGTTAATAAGCCAGCCCACTACGGTGATGGATCAATTGAATGTATTGACTACATGAAGGACAACATGGACCACATGATGTTCATGGGATACCTAGAAGGTAATGCTAAGAAGTACATGCACCGATACCGATACAAGGGTAAACCAGTAGAAGACCTACGTAAGGCTGGGTGGTACTTGGATCGGTTAATTGATGAGATGGAAGGAAGTTAACCTCTCTTAGCTCAACTGGATAGAGCAAGTCACTTCTAATGACTAGGTTGTAGGTTCGAGTCCTACAGAGAGGACCAAAATAAAAGCCCCCTTGGAACTTAATCCTTGGGGGCTTACTCATTTCAGTAACCTGACTTCTTCTTAGGCTTCTTCTTTGTTGTCTTTTTCATAGCAGAGTCCTTCATTAACTTTCCATTGGGCATGTAGTGGTAGCCCTTGGGTGCTTTCTTTGTAGGTTTCTTCGCCATTATCTTGCCCTCAACATTTCTTCTAAGTGTTTAATAGTTATGTTAGCCTCTGCCAGTGAAGCCTTCATGTCACTCATCGCAAGCAACAGTTTCTCTTTATCTTCTGAGAGTTTATCAACCTTTTTTACAAG